AATTCCATCATCTGGAACCGGTCGAAGAACGTCTTGACCTCTCCCAATCTCATGCCCTGTATCTTCTGTGTGTATGCTATGGGCGTCCTCGGCAGTATGTCCGCCAGGTTCTTTGCGGATGCCTCGAACGGGGTTGGGTCCTTGTGGTACGTGAATTCGAATGTGTCTATGTTTGTGAGTTTTGCGAGATCATCCAGGAACTTCCTGATGTCCCGGTCCACCCTCTCTGTCCTGGCGAACTCCACGAACACCCTGTGCTTGCCGTCCTCCAGCGTGCCCGGTGTGGCGTCAGCATCCAACACTTCCTTGTATCCGGTCTCCGCGAACCTCTCTAGGTCTTTCGATGGTGCCTGTCCATCCACGGTGAATGCTAGGACCATGATGTTCCTGTCGTCACCCATCTTGCTCTTGAATTGGTCCACTGAGAATCGTTTGCTTACGACTCCGTCTAGGTCCCCGGCCTTCAGTCCTTCTTTAAGAAATGTCATTATAAACTATTTAGATCCCCTGAGGCCATGTCCGTTTCGTCCTGGCTCTCGATCTCGTCCTTACCATGCTTAAAGTTGCCGATCAGTTCCTTGGGCATCCTGATCTCCACCACCCAAATGTCATGGCTGTCGATCTTGCCCTTGGTTGTTCCAGGCCTGTAGTCCTCTGGTCCTTTGATCTGTCTCGGTTTTAATAATTCGTCTCTTTTATAGAATACCTTGCATCCTCTGTCCAGCAATCTCTGACCTCCCGCTGGATCTGGCATCTTGTCCGCTGGCCACATGAATGAACACGTTACAAAGTGTCTGGAATCAACAGGACCGGATAATAATTCACCGTCCTCCCAGTTCTTGAACACATAAACATCCAGTTCGTCTACAACGCGTTCGAAGTCCTTCAGTATTGATAGCGTAGGACCCACCGCGTAGAGTGATTGTACATTTTTAATGATATCTAGGACGTCATGCATAGCAAGTGTTATTTATCAGATATATCTGTGTTGTAAAATATGCATAGTTTATCTGGTAATTTGGGAGTAAGTATTTGTACATGAGTCCACTACAGAGACACATCAAATCACAATCCAACACAACCTACGAGGAGCCCTATGCTACCATATCAGAGCCTACAACTGCGACCACTGTTCCAGAGGAAACTGTGGAAACTAATGAGGAAGAAGCGTGTATTCGACAAGCGAGTCAAGATGTACATGCTGAACCAGGACTGGCTCAAGATACGGAAACAGAAGGATCGTAGGAGGAGAAGGGTTCTCAGGAAGGTGTTCAAGGCCACCCAACTGGCCTATCTCCGACGTGTGTGTGCGTGATTATTTGACGAACTGATCCATGGCCTCAGCGTACCACTGACGGTAGTGCTGTTCGACGCGTTCATAGGGGATTTGGTCCCTCTGGGCCACAGGTATGCCCGGTAGCTCATTCTTGATGACTTCCTTGTTGACGAGATCCAGTATCACGGTGTATTCCCGCGCCTTGCCTGGTCCTATCTTCTTCTTTGAAAGTTCAACGAACTCGTCAAACTTCTTGTCGGCCTTTATGATGTACTTCACGCAGAAGTATCTCTTCTTGTTGTGTTTGCTACCCATTCTGTAACCTCGCGAGCTTGATCATACACGACGCAAGGTTGATTTCTGGATCAGCGACAAACGAATGATCCACCAACGCCTGCTTGATGATCAGCACTGCCTTGTCTTGCTGGTCTTCATCTTTGGATATCAGTTCGAGGTTGTCATACAGCCATCTGTATATCTCCTCACACTCCTCTGGTCTGGCCTGTGCGCAGACAAGTTTCCTCGCCTCCTGAATCTTGCCCTGTTTGAACAGTTCCACCATCTCTAGCCTGTAGTCCTGTTGACCTGAATCGCCCTTGGCCGGAGGCATCAACTTGCCATCCCTCACATTCTGTTGCACCATGTTGATGCACTTCCTTAGGTCCGGATAACTGGCCTTCACATACGTGTCCAAGGTGTCTATGTCCTGTTCAACGTTCTCTGCGATCAGGATCTCTGCGACCCTGGCAGTGAATTCCGTTTTGTCTATGGTCTCCATGTGGAATCCCTGGCATCTGCTGTGGAGTGCCGGGATCACCCTGTTGGGATAGTTGCAGGTCAGTATGAATCTCGCTGATGTGTGATATGCCTCCATCACGCCACGCAGTGCGGCCTGTCCGTTGGGACTCATGTAGTCCGCCTCGTCCAGCAACACATACTTGTATGCTCCGAAAGGCATAATCTGTACGAAGTTGTTGATCTTCTCCCGTACAGTATCAACACTGTTTTCTCTTGAAGCATTTATCTCCAAGATGTCATAACTTGAAACATCCAGTTCATGGAACAGCATCTTGGCCAGTGTGGTCTTGCCCACTCCTGGTGCTCCTGATAACAACAAGTGTGGTATGGACTTCTCGTCAATCCAAGATTGTATCTGTTGTCGCTGTGCGTCATCTCGGACGACATATTCCTTTAATGTTTTTGGCCTATATTTTTCTACCCAGAGGTCCTTCATCTACGTAACCATTTCCTCGCCGCCTCTATGGGATTCTTCAGTCCTTCATAGGTGCTGTCTATGAACTTGATGTGAGTGTACAGTTTGTCTCGAAGTTCGTCAACGGTCTTCTGCAAGCGATCAATCTTGTCGTTCAATTTTTTTATCTCTTTTTCGTCTGCCATGCTGTTATATTACAGAAGTTTCCTTGGCTTGTCTATATAATTGTTCCGAGGCCATGTTTTTACCTTTGGCCTCCACCTGTATGTCGAAGTTTTCTGAGAAACTTAGTGCCCAGTCATTCACCGCTCTGTTTGGTAATAGATCTGAGTGTGCCCGCAGTTTCTGTTTCTTGCAACCACGCTCTAGCAACATCCGGATGTCGTGCATCTCTGTGTGTGTACGATCGCCAAGTCCTGCCACTGCCAGGTGTTCATCCCTTGAATAGGAGTAGTGCATACTGGGTCTCTGGCCACGCCATGAATCTATCACACGCTTGACCCTGTCGTCTGTGTGTTCAATATATTCCTCGTCTCGGATCCAATGATGATGCACATCTAGGACCAGTGCCAGGTCCTTCTCCAGTTCCAGGCTCTTCTCCAGTCCGTGTCCCATCTCGTCATTCTCGATGGTGATCAGATTGCGTGCCTCTGGTGACAGTCTGGGTAATGCCTTCCTGATACCATCTGGTCCTTGCCTGCCTGATATGTGTACGTTGATCTTGCATCCGTCCTGGAATGATCGGCCGAAACCCATCCATCTGGCCATGTCCGCGTGGTACTCGAATTCTTCTATGCTACGTTCCACTATGTCTGGTGTGTCTGACGCCAGCACACAGAACTGTCCTGGATGGAAACTTACTTTAACATCTAGTTTCCTTGCCATCTCGCCCACTGGTGCGAATAGATTCTGTAAATGATCCTGTATATCTCGCTGTTGCCACCATGACTTCCAGTCCTTCTCGGTGTAGCCCTGTAGCATCTCTGAACCCAGCCTCACCATCCTTCTATTGGGTGGCAGTGTGCCCACTCGTTCTATCAACCTACGTGCGGCGGTGGTGTTGTGTGTCATGATGTCCCACTGTCGCTGTTCGGCTTCTTCCTTGTGTTCACGTAGCCAACGCATCGTGGTTGATCTGCCATTGAGATCACGGTCCTTGGCGTTTACCTTCATGCCGCCAAACTCCGACTCGTCGTTGAGCCATTTGCAACAGAAGCCAAAACGCTGTATCATGCTCTTATTATAGCACGGATTGATTATTTGTCAATTTGATGTTTAATCGTTGCCCGGCAGTGACGTCATCTGGCGCATTCCACCAGTGTTGATGTAGCCCGCCTGCCTGTTGTTGAAGTCTGGTTCCTCGTCTGATAATAACAGTATGTCATTCTCGTCGATCATCCTCACTTCCAGTTCCACATCATTCTTCTTGACCTTGAGTGCCCGGCTCCATCTGCCGTGTGCCACGAGAACCCACTGTCCGACCTGGACGTCGTCCTGTTGATCACCCACTGCGTAGACCTTGGCCCAGCGTGGATGTATTCCCGCCTCGGTGCCGTCGTCATCCATCAAGATGATCCCGCCCCGGGTCTTGGTGGCTCCGAACTGCATGTCTGAAACCAACACACGTTTCTTGAGTGGTGTGATGTCGTAGTCAACGGTGTACTGCTTGCCACCGTGTGATCCGAATCCCTTTGCTTGTAGGTCTTCTATCTGTCCCATTGTAGAAGTATTATAGCGGATCTATTCCAATCCGTCAAGAGCGGCGTCGATGCCCTTTTTCTCTGTGGTCTCTGTCTTTGGCTTGAATGTTGAGACCGGTGTGGGCTCTGCCTCCACCTTTGTTTCCACTTTCTTTGGTTGTGGTGCTGTTGTTTTCTTGGGTGCCACTGGGGTCATCTTCTGCACAGCCTGTTTTGGTTCAGACTTGGGTGTCGGCATTGGTTTGCCCTTGGTCGGTGTGTCACTGACCATGCCCTTGGGTTGTTCGTAGTATTTTTGTATGATCTTTTCCTTTGGCATGACCACTTGTCCGCCCGCTCCCAACACGTCTCCCTTGGCGTTGACGTTCATGTTGCCCACGGCCTGCACGGATTCGTTTGCGGCTCTAAGTTTCTCTATGTCCACCATACGTCCCTGCATGGTCCTGTACATTCTTTTTCTGGGTGCTCTTGCTACCATATTATATGCTCCTATATTGATTACTTATCATCGTAAGAATTCGGTGATGTCCAAATTGTACAGCAGTGGATTTATCTTGTGTACCCCGATCAGGAACAGGCAGAAACTGGCCACGCTGGACCCTCGCCCCACTCCCCACACTATGTTGTTGGACCTGAGTGTGTCAACGAAATAGATCAGGAACTGTAGCACCCGGATGAACTTCTTCTTCTCGAACAGATCATACTCTAGTTGCACCCTCAATCGTTCTTCGTCTGTCTGGCATCGTTCCAACAGCCATTGTAGAACATTTATTTGGTAATATTTTTCCGGCATGTGCCAGTTGTTGATGTTCTTGAGATCAAAATCCGCTAGTGACTCTCTGTTTGGTGCTGTGTCGATTTTTGGTAAGTCTATGCCCAGATCTTTGAGTGCCGTGCTGTATTTTTCTGTGCTGTCAAAGAACAGTCGTGATATGTCAAAGTCTGGATTGCTGTAAAGCAGTTCTAGTGCGTCCTCTTCTGAGAAGATCACATCACCGTGTTCATTTGTCCTTGTCTTTTCCGCCATCTAGCACCTTTGGGTTGAACTCGAATATTTTAGCATGTTCCTGGTGCTGTTTGTCAACGACGATCCGTTGATTGGTCCAACTGAAGTGTCCTGTGTATATGCCCTTGTCAAGTTCTTCATCATATGTTGCCGTGTCTGGCCTCAACCACCATGGGTCGAACTGGCTGTATTCTTCCGAGAACCAGTCGGGCCTATCTAACAGTATAAGCTCTTTGCTGTCCTTGTCAACCGTGTAGGTAATACCGTCACCCTGCCACGAGCTCAAGGCGATCTTCTCTATGATTATCTTGCTGTCCAATATGCTGTTGGCTTTACAATAACACACCGCGGCCATGATCTGATCATAGGGCGGTCTTGGTAATTCAATGAACCTGTTGGTGCTGTTGGATCTCAGCACGGAATACAGTTTCTCCTCACGCCAGGTCGTCACGGTGTTTGCGAACACCTGTTCGAACAGGTTCTTGAGCCTGTCGAAGTACGCGGTCTGTTCTTTGAGGTCAGCAGTGTGCGGTGTCAGATGCAGTTCCACAGAATACTCGTTGGGGAACAATTCTCCGTCCACTATGATTATTGATTTGAATTTGGTCTTCCAACTGAAACTGTTTGACATCAGGAATATTTACTATTCCATGTTTATCAGGTCGCCTAGGTCTGGCTCGTTCCTTAACTTCTTGTTGTTCTTGTGCCATTCCTCTAACCTTCTCTCTCGGATGGCGTTCTGGTACGTCATCAGTGCCTGTTGTAGGTTGGCCAGCATCTCTGGATTCCTGCCCCTCCTGGCTATGGCAACTTTCCTTGACAGTTCCTTGATGCGATTGGAGATGTCCTCCTCGCTCATGTTGCCTATCTCTTCTTGTAGTGGATGGAAGTACATCAGACTCCTTTATGCGTTAGGCGTACTGTTTGCCCAGTTGGTGCATCAGCACCGTTGTGCCACCGTCCGGCGACATGAATTCGTAAAGCGTCCTGCCTAGACTCACAGTTATCTGATCAGACGTGCCGTCACTGCCTGTGACATTGTCCGCTTTTATAGTAGCGGATGGGAAAGTTATGGTGCTGGCCGTTGGTGCCACAGTCATGTCAAGTATGATCCTGCCTAATTCTCCCGAAGGTGGGAAATTCAAAAAAGAAAATGTTGTGTCGGCGGTTATGGTTGCGGTTTGATAATGTCCGTTTTCATGGTTTAGTGTTATCGAACCACTACTGACAGTCCCGTGGTTGTACACGGTCTCGCTGTTGTCCTTGAGCACAGCGTTGGCTATTGTGTTGCCTGTGAAATCATTGGTAGAATTTAGATTGGCTTTATTAGACTGTAGTGCCTCTATCTCAGTCTTGGCCTCTGTGAAGTTGTTCTTGATCCCACTGAAGTTGTCTCTGAATCCTTGTGAACTGTTGTCCTGTCCCGCTGTGGGGAATGTTGGGTCTATGTTTCCTGGTACTATGTTGCTTGCCATTAGAATATTCCTTTGTCTCTAAATTTGAGGTATTTATCGTTACTCCTCTCCACCCTGATAATTGTGCCAGCAGTTGGCACCTCTTTGGTAAATGTTATAGTGGTCTTTCTGTTGACAGTGTCATGTGTGAGTTCTATTCCATACTCATGGTCGGATGATCTCAGTGTGTTGTCCGCCGTGAGCCAGGTGGGATCAACATTGTTGTCCGCTGTGACTCCCTCACCCACGTAAACCTGCTCTGTGCCTTCTAGGACGTAGATGTCCTGCTCATGCACTATCTCGTTCAATTCGAAGGTGGTTGTAGACCCGTCCGCTGTGAACTCCTCTGGCGTGACCACACTGTTGCTGACAAGGTATCTGTCAATGGTAAACTTGATGTTTTTAAATTGTAACTGTTTGTCCTCGATCCTCTTCTTGACCAGTGCGGCTGTCCCTGGTTTACAGTAACAGATCGGTACTGCCATCACGTATCCCAGTGGTGCCAGACCTCCCACCTGCGTGGTCTTCATCCAAAGTGGCAGGTAATCCCACTCCTTGTGCCCCAGGCTCTTCATCCTGGACCTCATGTTGGCCACCGCGTTTGGATACAATATCTCCATGGTGCCAAGGTCAGCACTCAATTGGTTGGCGTATCTCACCTTTGATCCTGATGTGCTGAATGAAAGCCCACCGTCCGTGGTCACTTCGTAGTCAACATAGTCGGCGGTTGCGTTCGTGCTAGACGCCCTAGGACCCAGCATGGGCTTGACCACTGCGTCCCTCAACCTTATAGAACTGGATACAGATTGACCAGCGGAATTGACCATGTTGTCCTTGATCTCTAGGTATACAACTTCGTATTTCGTTGTGCTACCTTCCTTGGCTATCGCGGTCTTGATGTCACCGAAGTAAAGGGTCTTGGGAGCATGGTTCTGCTCCATCTGTTGTTGGAACTCGGTCAGGGTCTGTGCCTCCAGACCTGCCATCATCAGCATGTCCGGTTTCAGTCTCATGCCAAAGCCGGGATCCTCCGCCCTGAATATGAACTCAGGCGAGTTGATGTTGGGGTCCTGTGCGATGTTGTAGAATATGTTCTGGTCTATTAGAGACGTGGCGTGTCCTGTCATGTTGCCATACTCGGTCTGTGTTTCTGGTATGTCAACGGTGATTGTGAATTGTTTTGAGGTGGCCGCTATCTGGTACTGGTCACTCACAGTCACAGTGAATGAGTATGATCTTGTGGAGTCAGCGAAGTCACTGGGGTCGATCGTGCCTATCAGGTTGCCTGATGTGGAAAGTGTTATCCCTGGTGGCAGTGCGCCACTGGTGATCGAATAAGTCAGCACCCGATTGGGCGCGTCGTTGACTGCTTCAATGTGCAACAAACTAGGCACTCCTGCCTTCAGTGTGCCCACTTGGGTCGGCGTTGTGAACGCGATGCCTATGTCTATCTCCCCTATGACCTTCATCGTGAAGGTCTTGTCTTGGAAGACGTTGACACCCGTTGATATAACCCTGTTGGCCCGCACGGTGAATGAGTAATCAGTCTCCACTGCGGTCTGTCTCGGCAGTGTCCCGTATATCTCACCTGAGTTGATGTCTATCTGTAGTCCAGTGGGCAGTGCGCCAGACTGTATTGAATATTCCAGATTGCCTTGAAGTGCGTCGAAATCGTTGACGTCTATCTTGATCACCACGTTGTTGTCATGCCTAAAGGATCCCAGTTCCGAAGGTGTTGTGAAGACCGGTCGCCTGTTGGCGCTGAGGTCCATGGTCAGTGGTGATCCATCAATTTCCGTCTTGTCTATGGTAATCGCAGTGTTGGATACCCTCCAGAAATCCGCCGAGTAGACGAATATGGAGTTGTTCTGTTCGATGAAACTCGTGCCATCGCTGACACGCACTATGAAATCAAAATTCTTGCTGATGCTCTTGGTTGTGACCGCTTGGTCGTATATGTTCCTGGTATCAAGTGGAGATCCACCGTCACCTGGGTTGAGCGCAGAGTAATCAGGGAAGGGTTCAGCATCGAAACCACCCCTGGGTGCGAATTTCTGGTCTGCGGTCAATTGGACAACACCTGATATCAGCCCGGTCTTGCTTATTGTCACTCCCGGTGGCAGTTCACCCTTGACTATCTCATATACTAGAGTCTGTCCCGCCTCTGTGTCCGTGTCGGTGGCCTGCATCTGGAAGTTAACGCTGGATCCGTCGATGACCCAGTAGAGACCCACGCTGGTGGAGTCGTCCAACAACAGTTGTCCTGATGCTGTGGTGAAAGTTGGTGTGTCCGCGCCCTGCACGTCCAGACTAAATGTCCTGTCTGTGATTTGGGCACCGGCCGTGGCACGCACGACGAAGGTGTAAAGAGTTCTCTTGGCAACCTCGGCCGGTGTTCCCGTAAGCAGTCCGTCCGTTGTGACCCTCATTCCTGGGGGAGGACTTCCTGCGATCACTGAGTAAGTGATGGCCGTAGAGTCGCTGGTGTTCGCCTCCAATTGTAGGCTGTATGCCACCTGTTCGTCTATAGATGCCAGTTTGCCTGCCGTGGTAGTCCACACTGGTGTTGCCATTAAACTTACTCCTTACAAGGGTATTTATTGGCGATCAGTGGCTAGAATTCTGCGTGCGAATCCAGTGTTCTCGGTGCTGTCTCAGGCGTTCACGTTCCACCTTGTCACTCTCACGACGTATGGCGTCATCCAAGCGTTTTATCTCGGAATGGGCAGATTTAGGCCTATTACGGTCGTTGTAACGTCTTCTCATTTGCCTTTCAGGACTTTATTGATTATCTATTACGATGCGTTAAAGTATGGTATAACTGCATCCACACCACCAACTTTGATCTTCAGATAGCCAAGCGGTCTTATCTCATTTGCAGAATCAAGTGGCAAGTGTGTCGCGGCACCAACTGCGCCAACCGTGGTCTGTGTGGCAGTCAATATATCTATGACACCTGTTCCAGAGGTGCCTATCTGTAGATCTGCGTTTGAGGCGTTTGACTTGATTGTGTTATCAGTAATTGTAACACCGTCCAGCGTTGATGAACCTGTAACTGAGAAGTTACCTGTGACATTTGTATTTGTTTTCAATTCAATTGTGCCCGTGCCGTCTGTGTCTAATTCCAAGTCGGCATTTGTGATGTGGGTGGTGATTAAATTATTTTTCACACGAACCTCATCAACGTACACCGATCCTGCACCATTTGCTTCTAAGTTGATATCTGCATTTGAAACGTTCGTGGTTATTAAACAATCTTCACCGAGCAATAGCGATGTTGTCACGTTGACTGCGTCTGCGGCCAATAATGCCGGCACCGCAACGACTGTTCCGCCGATTGTCACCTGTCCTGAGGCGTTCGGGTTGATGTTGATACCCCCACCCGAATTGGTTGCAATTATACCATTGCCACTGATTGAAATATTGTCAATGTCAAATTGACCATCGATGACCACGTTTCCTGTTATGGTCTGTCCAACAGTGGTCATGGCATTTTTCACATCGACCACCCCGGTGCCTGACGCCGCAAGTTCAAGGTTGGCGTTGGTGGAGTTGGTGGTTATCTTGTTGTCCTTGATCCTCACATAGTCTATGTCTGACTGTCCTGTGACTGTGTGTGTTCCTGTTGTGGTGATGTCTGCTGTTGTCAAAGTAGAAACTGCTGTTGTTGGGGCAATCAGCCTGATACTGCCCGAACCATTGGCATCTATTTCTAAGTTGGCGTTCGAAGCATTTGATTTTATCACATTATCGTCGAATGTGAGTGTATCAAGTGTGACCGGACCTGTCACTGTCGCGCCGTTTATGGTCGGTGCGGTCAAAGTTTTGTTCGTGAACGTCTGAGAGCCAGTCAATGTGGCAACCGTGGAATCGATCGCTGTTGTGACTGTGTTACCTGTCGCACTTGTAGTGATACCTGTGCCCCCTGAGAACTGCATCACTTCAGAATCAAGGTCTATTGAATTCGTAGTGGAATCGTCTGCTGTGAAATCCAGATCCTGTGCCGTGACCTGTGCGTCCACGTATGCCTTAATCGACTGCTGTGTGGCCAGTGCTGTGTCTGAATTTGATCCCATGGCGTCCTCGTCAAGGATCGACGTGACCGTGGATCCAGATGCCAGTGCTAAAGAAGTGTTTAATGTGGTCGCACCTGCGACTTCGAGTGTTCCGGTTGTCCTGATGCTGTCATTGATCACGATCTGCGTAGAGTCATTGGCACTCATTGTGTTGCCATTGAATGTGATTGATCCCAGGTTGATGTTGCCCGTTCCGTTTGGCGTGATTGTCACATCACCGTTTGTCACCCCGGTGGTTATGGCGAAGTTGTTGACGTCTAGGTTGGCATCAAGTGTGTTGATGTCGTTGTCCGTGCCGTACAACTCTGTGAAGTTGTCGTTGATCTTGTCGAATGCTGTTCTTAATGGATCACCCGTGCCGTCATTGGCGCTTGATCCTATGTTGATGGTTTGTTTGGCCATTGGTGTAAATCTCCTGGTTTGTAGGTATATTTAGCAAGTATTCTATAAACCTGATGTGATTATTATAGGTCTATCAGTGTTCTTTGGAATTTGAACACAGTGCTATCGCTGGTGATGTTTGTCGCCAGTAGTCTCACGTTGCCGTCATCTATGTCTGCCGTGAATGTGCACAATGGATCGGTATGGGAAGTGGTCGAACCAAACACGGTCAGGTATGCTTCCGTGGTGCTGTCCGCACTTGGGCCGTGGATCAGATTGGCCTCCACTATCTCATATCTGTCATTTGTCGCGTCTGATATTGATATGAAGTACTTGGCACTCCTGTAGGTTGCTGAAGCAAATGAATCGATCTCGGTTGTGGCCGATGATGCCACTGTGGTGTTGTTGTCATTGATGTCTGAGTGATTCAACGTAGTACCTGCTGTTGCGAAACCCAGGTTGCCATTTCCGTCCGTCTTCAACAGTTGGTTGGCGGTTCCGTCCGCGGTTGGAAACTTGAACCCACTCAATGACACCGTGCCAGTGCCGTTGCCCGTCAATTCCAGGTCGCTGTTGGATGCGTTGGCCGATATCGTGTTGTCGGTGATGGTAACACCGTCCATGGTCATGGAGCCGTTCACGGTCAGTGTTGTGAACGTTCCAGCGACGGCTGTTGTGCCACCAATCACTGTGTTGTCTATGTTGCCGCCGTTGATGTCCGCGTTGGCGATTACCACGCTACCCGTGCCTGATGCCGACAGCACAAGGTCCGAGTTGGACTGCGTTGTCGTGATCTCGTTGTCCTGAACGTTTATGTTGGAGTCCACTGTGAGGTTGTTGATCAGCACACTGCCCGTGCCACTTGGCCTTAAAACCAGATCATCGTTGGTCCTGCTGGCGGAAATGTTGTTGCCGCTGATGGAAATGCCGTCAGCGAACAGTGGCGAGGCGTACAGTTCTGTGAACATGGTGTTCACGTCCTGCATCGCTGACCTCAGGGTCTGTCCCGTGCCGTCGTTTGCGTTAGATCCTACGTTTAGCGTTATCTGTGCCATGTCTAAACTTTTATCAATCTCCTCACGAATTTGATCACTTGCGTGTTAGTGTTATTTACTGTTCCTCGCAATCTCACGTCACCGCCCGAAACGTCAGCAGATAGATCCAGTGAATCGTATACGGTCGACCCATCTCCCGCACCGTTTGATGCGCCACCAGTGACGCTGATGTATGCTATCGAACCGTCGTGTGTGACGTTTGCTTCCACCAGTTTGTACCTGTCCGCTGTGGAGTCAGAGATCTGTATGTGATATTTGGCGCTCCTGTAGGTGGATGCGCTGAACGAATCTATGTCCTGTGTGCTGGAATCACCTGTCAGGGTCGCCGTGCCATCATCGATCAAGGTCGAATCAAACAGGATCGGTGATGTGAAAAAAGATAGTTGTCCATTCGCGTCAGTCTGTAACACCTGGCCTGCAGTTCCACCTGAATTGGGAAATGAAATGCCATTGATGTTGACGTTTCCCGTTCCACTTGCACTCAACTCAAGATCGGAGTTGGATGCGTTGGTAGATATCGTGTTGTCATTCACGGTTACTCCATCAATGACCAGTGCGGAGTTGTTGTAACTTAATGTCGAGAATGTGGCCGCCGCCGGTGTCGAGGCACCTATCACGGTGCCATCAACGGTTCCTCCGTTGACGTCTGCCATGGAGGTCTGGATAGTGCCTGTGCCGTTGGCCGTTAGCACGAGGTCCGCGTTGGATGTGTTCACGCGTATCTCGTTGTCCGACATCCTGATGGTGCCATCCACGGTGAGGTGCGTGATCATCACTGAACCAGTGCCACTGCCAGACAGCACTATGTCCGAGTTGCTGTCCGTGGCTATGATCTCGTTGCCGATGAAGTTGAACTGTGACTCCACGGAAGGCCTCGCGAACAGTTCCGTGAAGTTCGTGTTGATCTTGATGCCCGCGCCACGTATGGTATCGCCCGTGCCGTCGTCTGCCGTTACACCTATGTTGATCAGTTGTTGTGCCATTACGCTATTTTCAGCGTGCCGCCATCATTGTACAGTTGACCTGTGGCCAGACCAGCCGCCGATGTTGGCAGGTTCGCCATTATTACCTTCTGTGTTAGTATCTCAACAGCACCTGTGCCAGAAGCGTCAATCTGAAGATCAGCATTGGAACTGTTGGTTGAAATTTTGTTGTCAGATATGGTCACCGCGTCTAGCACGATATTACCTGTTCCGTTGGGTGTGATTGTGATGTCCGAATTTGTAGTGATGCTGGTGATTGTGCTGTTTGTGATTGACAGGGTGTCGATCTCTATTGCACCTGTTCCGTTGGCCTGCAGTTTCAGGTCACCGTTCGTGACTGCTGTTGTGATCAATCCTGTTGATCCATCGCCTACCAACTGGTACACTTCATCGAAGTTGGCGTTGACCTTGGCCATCGCCGTTCGTAGCGTGTCGCCCGTTGCCGGATTGCCCGCCGCTCCTGTGTCTATCGTAAGTTTAGCCATAATCTGTTATGCGTATTTATTAAATAGTGATATGTTCATAGAGACGCTGAAGACCCTGAGATTACACAACAGGGAGAGCAAATTGGGTGTCCCCCACACCTTCCGACGCACCTACACCATATACGTTTTCCAGTGTGACGCCTGTTCCAACATCTTTATGAGGCCCAAATCGCGGGTTGACGTGCAGAGGGCATCCAACGACTACAAGCACGTGTGTCATCTCTGTGACTCAAAGAAGTTCGCCCAGTCAGTGGGTGTCAAGATGAGGCGTATCTATCAACTG